CTCATAACCTGCAATTGGCAATGTAGTTCTTGCTGATGCACCCCATGATAACTGCAAAGTATTGTTAATGATTGCAGTGGCACTTGATGGTGGCGCATTTGGTATAACTTTTGTTACAGTAGCAGATGTTGAAGCAGATTGTTTGTTTTGACTATCCACCACAGTAACAGTGAATGTTCTATTGCCAACCCAATCAACAGGAACAGTAAGGGTTGATGTTCTTGCCGTCACTGTTACATCATCATAACTAATAATGTAATAGCTCAATCCAAACTGAGGAGCAACATCATTCCAATCTAATGTTAATGATGTAGTAGTTAATGATGTATCTGCAAATGTGTAATTTACTTCAGATACAGCAGGAATTATAGATGGAGTAAATTGAATTAATGCCGCATTGACACTATACAAGTCAATAACATCAAGAGCCTTAACAAAGTAATCTTGAGTAATTCCAACTGGGCCAGGGTTTAATAAAAATTCAGATGACGTTCCTCGATATAAATAATTATTATCTCCCCAACCTGAGTCAGTTATTCTGGCTTCATAACCCCATAAGTCTAACTCAGCATTGTCATTCCAAGACAATTGTAGTTTATCTCCGCTTACACTAGCAATAAATCCACTTACATCAGCAGGAGGATTAGTTTTACCTACAACCGTATGGTTGGTAGCATAAGCCCATGGCCCAGCTCTGCCATCGTCTGTAACGTATCTAACTCTGATTCTGTATTCTGATCCTTCTTCTACATCAGAGAAGTAGATGCAAGAATCTCTAATGTCTGCTGACTTAGATGTTTCCCATATCAATGCTGTATCGCCAGCAAAATCAATTTGACCTTCAATGTACTTAGCAATAGAAGGCAAAGTTGCAGGGTTGCTAAATGACAATTTAATACGATAAACAAATTGATTAGGAGCTGGTCGAAGCATAACAGTTTCGTCACTAACCATTTCTGTAATTAATGGAGCAACTGTAATTAGGTCTTTCATTAATAATGGTGGAATTGTGAGCTGACTATTAAATGCTGGAATTGGCTCTAAGTCACTATTGTAAATGGCTGGTGAATAGTCAACCAATGTCAAAAGAGCAGACAAGTTGTTTGATGGCTCAATGCTTTGAACAATCAAGTCAACTGAATCACTACTCATCTCACCAAACATAAATAGATTATTTACAGCGCCCTCAATCGATGTAATTGAACTAGTTAATGTGATCGTATCGTAGTAACCATCTATAGGCTTATATTCAACATTCCTAGTTATGCTAGAGCCATCTTGCAACCTAATACGAATGGTATAAATAACATTAGCATCCATTGCCATTTCTTCATCAAGGCGAATAGATGTGGTTGAGATGAACTCTGCAATACGGCCAGTCCCTAAACCCCACATAGGCACGTCATGGCTAACTTTAACCAAGTCACCACGAGTACAAATTAAGTTCTCAATATCCGCGTTAAGCGTATAAGTTTCAGGGCGTAATTTGATTTGTGCAAAATGGAACCTTGCATGTTTGAAAATCGCATCGCGTGATGTAACGCCAGGGAATTCCATTTGTTCAAACAAAGTGGCATTAGTTTCATCGTAACCATCGTTGTACACAATGTATTCGTCAGGCTGATAGCCTTGTTCAGCATTTTTAAATGGAATCCTAAATGCGTGAGGCAATTTAGGTAATGACTTAGTTGATTCAAAACCCCATGAGTTATGTGGTGTAAAATACTGAGCCGTAACAGTACGTGGCTTATCTGTAACAACTGTCCATTTACCATCTACCAATGTTGGCGATGAGCGACCTGCTGCACATATATCACGAAGTACATCTAAAATACTTTGTCGATCTGTTATAACTGAATCAAATATAAATGCGTTTTCTTCACAATACTCATGCCATTCTTCAATAGAAGTTAAATCCAATTGTTCGTCTGTAACTGCCTGAGCATTTGCTGAGTGCTGCAACACATACCTAAACAATGAGGCAGGATTGCGCGTAGGTCGAATAACCCATTCAGTATTTTCAGCATCCCAATCTAAACAGATTGAAATTACTGTGGCTGAAATACCTTCTAGCGTTTGATTGATTTGGTCAGTAGCTTTAATTTTTAAAGCAGTCATGGCCATTGGCTTAGGAGGATTAACTGGCCTTGATGCACCATATGCTGTAACTGAAGTTAGAATAGATGTACTCATACGCTGATACTTAATACCACCAGCAGTGTATTCGTCAGTTGTAGTTGTATTCCTACGAATACGAACTTCATACTTACCTTCTGGCACTATGAATGACACATTGTAACTAAAGGCATCTTTACGCTTAACAAAATCTGTTCCAGCAACACCAATGTATATTGTGTTTGATCTTCCAGTTCTACTAAGACTACCAGCTGCTATGGTTGCTGTAGTTTGTTTTATGGAGGTAGTACCTCCCATTCCGCCTATACCAGGACTGCCAATACCATAATTTTGTGGAACGTCTGCTGTTTTAGTTGTTAAATTCAAACCACTGTATGAGCCTGATATTAAACTACGCCTATCTTCTGTGCTAAATACTTGAGCGCCATACATGCAAATTCTATATAGCTCTACTTCACTAGATGGTACAGTCGGATATAAAGTGTATGTAGTATTTAGATTTCTTGTAGTTCTTTTTAATTTATCTAAAAAAGCACCAGCAGGGTCTGCTGTAGATGTATCTGAGTAGCTGCCATAACGAACTACTAATTTATTAAATTTATCTAAGCTAAGAAAAGCCCATCTGTAGCATGGGTTTAAGTTTGTTTGAAACAACGCTGCTGAACTTGAGCCAAAAAATGCACCATCAATAGTAACACTTGCTTTTCTGAACCTAGTTTCAAGAGGCTCCCAATCTGACAGTGGCGCCAATGTTTCATTGTCTAATTGACGAACTTGAACGTCAGCAGTAAACAATTCTTCCTTAATATTACCTGCGCCATCGCCATCCATTTGCAAGCGTCTTAATCCCCTTGGGAAATGTAGATTAACGCTTACAGAAGTGCATAGCTCATTAATTACTTTTTCATAGAATGGGGATACTATAGAGAACGCTGTTCCAGTTGATCCTGAGGCATTTGCAGCAGTCTGAGCATAGGTAAATGTAGTTGCAGTTGGCGTTGATACAATAGTAAACGTGCCATTAAATGGGGTAATCCCTGAGATTGTTACGGAGTTTCCAACAAGAAAAGTATGCTCAGTAGATGTAGTAACTGTCACTACATTTGAAGCTCGCACAATAGATGTGATTGTTTTGGTAGTTTCTGTCGCTGCCATCTCAACATTGATAGCCAATTGCTCAACGTCATTTGGGTAGATTGAATTAAAGTATGAATAATCTTCATCCAAATCTTGAAAGCCAGTAATCGTAGATTGGTCTAATTCTTCAAGCGTATTAATGTCAGTTGAGCCGATACGCATGTCGGATATTTGCAATGGGCCATAACCCCAAACCAATAACATTCTTAAGTAAGATGTGTCTGTGTTTGATTCGGCGTATATCTGTGCGCCTAGCATTGCTGTAAAGCGCATCTGACCTAATACAACAGGGATGGCACCGTACTGAGATGCTTGGTTGCTACCGCCTTGCAATAAGTTCTGAGCGGTGGCAGTACCAGGTGCTTCTTGAGTTGGCATCCTGACTGGAAAGATGGCATTTAATAATAAACTACCAACTACTGTTAGACCAGCTTGAACTGCACTAGCTGCCACGCCAGCAGATACATAACCAGCAGTTACTAATCCAGCCGTAAAGTAAGACGCTGCAACCACAATGGCAATGCTGGCTATTATTCTTAATACGTTACCTTCAGCAACGGCACGATATTGAATAATATCACCTGGCAATGGAACAATATGCCATTCTTCTTGTGGAACTAATTTGCCATTAACAAATATAACCGCATGGCAATTGTATTCTTGAGCAACAGGATATTGCGTTTTAACAAACTCAATAATATCTGCAATGGATGAGTTTGCAGGAACCTGACCATCAATGCGCTCAGTCTTTAACGGATGGGGTTTAATGGCAAGCGTTAAATCACCAACATTAACTTTTTCAACGTAACGATAGAAGCCTTCAACGCGATGCTTCCATATTCCAGTGTCAAAACGCTCAATGGTGGTATCTGTATGCTCGCTGACGTGAATAAACTGGTTGGGTGATACTACGACCCCAACGTGCATAAATAAACCGTTTACACGAAGCAGGGCAACGTCACCAATGGTAGGAGTGTCAACTTTTTCCCAACCTTCTTTACCAAGGGCAATAAGTTGTTCTATTCTAGTCTGCTGCTCTGCCTCATAATCTTCGGCAAAAGATGGAAGATCAATGTTGTATTGTTCTTTGTAAATTAGCTTAACTAAACCCCAGCAATCAATACCGTCTTTGTCACGGCCTTTCTTTAGGTACTTAAGACTAATGTAATCATTCCACCATGTTTTCATTAATATAATCCTGGGAAATAAGACGGTGTAAAAGTATGGGCAGGGAACGGTTCAATTGCTAAAGACTCTACATTCAAGTCTGCCACTATGCTATTAGCATTATACGTTATTCCACTCATTAAAAACCCTGGGAAAGAAATTTCTAAGACATCTGGCGTTCTAGTTAATACCAACTCTATGCTTACGCTCAATGCAGTAGTAGCCAACCGTATTGTCGGTGTAAGGTACCTAGTTACATCGTTCAATGTAATTTGGCATCGAGGCGCTGCATCGGCTTCTTCTGAAGGCAATGTAATTTGAAATGGCAAGAACACATAATCATTACCACGGCTTTTTATGCCATATATAACATCATCTGCTGTAGAACTAAGACGCTCCGTATAGTTATCCGCCAATCTAATTGGAGTAGTAATACCTGCGCCACTGATGGTTAATAATACCGCTAGGGTATCGTCACCATCAGGGCTAAACATAGCCTTTAATGCAGCTGGGGAAAATGAGCTTAATCTACTCATGGCATTTGCTCTAATGAAAATGATATTCTATATAGATTAGGAGCAAAATAAGAAACGCCAAAATATTTGCCATCTGATGATGGAACAAATCTAACTTCAATAACAGTTTGAGTTCTAGGATGTGGAAAATCAAACCTAGCTGTACCTCTTAATGTAGTATTGATAAATGTTTCCAATGTGGCAATTTGAGAATCATTCATTATCATATCAACAGTTAGCTGTCTTGGCTTCTGACCTCTATAACGCATTTTAGCTGGGCCAGCATCCATTGGACTAACTAATACAAGAGCGCCTGACACCTCAGAGTAACCTTGAGAGTCAACGCTGGTTGGTAGTGCTGGAGGCCAGGTATATGATGCCATAATTATCTTCCTACTAATGTTGGTCTTGCATTAAATGTATTGCGAATAGCTTGGTTAGCGCCAGAGCCATTACGTCTAATTTCACCAGCAACCATGTCACCAATTGTAACCTCAATCTTACGGTTGCCACGGCTGTCTATTGTTTCATTTGCAGAGGCTTGTGATGAGCTGTTGTTGTTAATTACAACAGATACATTAGAACCCATTTTGCTTTGAGGCACAATAGTTCCTGTGGCTTGTGGAACAAACATCTCTGCACCACGTTCACCAACCAAATAACTTTGATTAGGATTAACAGGGCCACCAGCTGCTCTAGCTCCACCTGAACTCATATTGTAATATGTATCAAACGGAACATCAGGGCCTACTCCGCCAGCACTACTAAAGAAACTACCAATAGCACCAGCAATACCGCCAGATGATCCAAACATGCCATTTAATGAATTAAACAATGGCTCAGTAATTTGTTTTTGTATGCTGAGGCGTAACAAATCTGTCAGTATTGAATTAATCATATCTGAGAAACTTGTCTTAGTGTCAGTGAAGAAATCTGTCATTGCTTGGGCAGAGTTCTTAGCAAAGCCATCGTAGATACGCTCAAGCTCTTTAATCAGTGATGCTTCTTCTTTTAAAGAATCTTTATTCTCTTTATCGGCTTCTTTTTTATCTCTGTCTAATTGCTCTTTCTGAGCAGTCAGTTCAAGCAACTTCATACGTGTTGCAATTTCAAGATTTAAAGCATCAACATTCTCACCTTTGGCTTCCATCAAGATTTTACGCTCTGTTAAGCGTGACAAGTTAGTCGCTTCAATGGCGGCTTCTGTTTTGCCGTAAGTATCAATCTCAATAATTAGTTTTGCTATTTTGTCATCAATAGTTTTTTGAGTTGCAATCTGAACCTTATTAACTTCATCCAGTCTTTCTTTTAGCAAATCATTAAGATTTGCAGAGCGTTCTATCAATAAATCTTCTTGCAAAGCGGCTTCTTGCGCTTCTTTTAATGTCTTGGCATAGTCTTTCTTGGCTTTAGTTGCTTCCTTAGTAGCGCCAGTAGCTTTGTCGTATTTTTCTTTTAATATATCTAATTTTGCAATAATTTCAGAATCAGGCAATCCAGCTTTTCTTCCGTCAAGCATAATAGTTTGCATATCTTTGCTATATGCAATAGCCAATTCTCTTTTGGTTAAAAGTGTTTTACTTAACTTTTCATATTCTTCAGAAGTTTTATTTATCTTGTTTGCTTCTACATCAGAAGCTATAGCAATAGCATTTGAATAATCAAGAATGTTTTTACGGCCTTGTGCTATTTGAGCATCAATCTCAGCTAACTTTTCTTTTGGATTTGTAAACATCATGTATGGGCCAGCGTTTTTGCCCATTCTTGAAACTCTGTCGCGCTGCGCTTGCAATGTTGCAATCAACTTAATAGTATCGTTTATTTTTGTTTTTTCATCAGCCATTGCATCATTAGCCATAATGCCTTGAGCTGTAAGTTTTTTACTGCGTTCTATTTGGTCGTTAATCTTTTTAAGCTCTGGTGTCATTCCACGAGCTTTATCAATCCATTGAAGTATGCTATCGCCAAACAATATAATGCCTGATATAGCAATACCAACTGGGCCACCTAGTGCGCGAATCGCTACAGACAATCCAGTTACGGCTCTTGCAGCCAATGTAGAGCTTGCTGCAACGGCTGTATTTAAAGCGGCAGCCTCACGCATTGCTACTGAGTTAGCAGCTGCCCATGCTGTTGTTGCCCTGGCGTTATTAGCCAACGCTGCTGTTGATGCTGTTTCAGCCAGTAGTTTTTTCTCAAGCAATAAATTTTCTTTTACAATTTCTACTTGGCGAATTTGGCTTGCACGAATAGAAGCATTAATGCCTATAACAAACTTACCTAATTGCGCTCCAACAGCAACTAAAGCAGCATTGGCAAGCAAGTTTAAATTATCTGCCAATAATATTATTGTTTGACTAATTTTTGTGGAAACGCCATCTGCTTTATCAGCTTCGCCAATAAACAATGTGAAGTTATTTTTAAGTACAGTTATAGCACTAGAGATGGTGCCAACTGATTTAACTTGCTCTTGCAATCCAGCAAGGTAGGCAGGATCAGTCAATGCCTTGGCAAGCACCTCAGCAGTCAACTCACCTTGGGTTGACATATTTTTTAGTTCACCATAAGTCACATTCAATGACTTGGCCAACTGCCTCATTATCATTGGAGCGCCTTCTGATACGGCTAAGAACTCTTGGCCGTTTATCTTGCCAGAGCCAAATGATTGAGAAAGTTGCAACATGACAGAATTGGTTTCTTGAACCGTTGCATTTGAAACACGTAAGCTCAACGCAACTGATTCAGTAATCATCCCAATTTCTTTTTGAGATGTACCAAAGTCGCGCAAGTTGTTTGTTAGACGTGCGTATAGAACACCAATAGAGCCAATGTCAGACTGAGATTCACGAGCAATCCTAGCCACATCACGGTAGGCTATATTGTATTTTTCAAGGGATTTTGTTGCCAACTGAAGTTGAGAATCAAACTTCTTGTACTCATCGGCTGTTTTTAATATGCTAGCCACTCCGAAAGCACCAGCAAGTCCGCTAAATGCGTTTTTAGCCAATGTAACGGACTTGTCGATGTTCCGCATTGCGGTATCAACACTTTTATTTGCCTTGTTCATGTCTGCTTGCAGACGCGCTATATCAGCAAATAATTTAATCTCAATTGAACCAGCAGAAAGAGCCATAGTGAACCTCTAGCGTAATATATCTTTAATATGTTGAGCCAACTTAGATTGATCTTGCTCAACTACTTTGCCTGGCGGTGGGCAGTCTATTTTGCTAGACAAATGCACTTGTTCAACATATACCGCAGAGGCTTTCCTTATTATACTTAATTCCCAAGGCTTTAGGGTAAATCCATTTTGCTCTTGCCATGATGCTAACTCTTGCCAACTTAATGGTGCTTGCCCCATCCCTGTGTTGATACAAGCACCAGCGTTCATTAAGTAGTCAAACAAATATCTACAAGTTAAATCTGGCCACATTATTTCTGCACCAGATTCTTCGTATTGCTCTATTCTACTTACTTCCTGCTTATCAGGTATCGTGTATAGCCATACATAATACCTGACAAATGTTATTACTTCGTTGGCAAGCTCGGCATAAAATTTTCAGTTTCATTCAGGAACTTTTCTACCTGCTCAGTAATGTAGTTAAGTTTTGGATTGCTGTATAAAGCAAATGCACCGCCATCAATAGGGAAGTTCTCAATCGATGCCGTAACTGCTGCATAAAACTCGGCTTGCAACTGACGTGTTTCTTCCGCTGCATTTTTAGATGCCTTGCCTCGTAGCATAGCAATAGAACGTGTTTGAACTGCATTATCTAATTTGTACTTAGCATTAACAAATTCTTTAGAGCCTGGGCCATAAACATTAATTAATACTTTACTGCCATTAAATAACAAGTCCTCACCTTTTGGGTTGAGAACTGTTAGTTTTGCTGTATCTATTGTTTCAAACTGCGATAAATCAAAATCTTTAGACATAATACTCTCCGTAAAAAAAACTCCGTAAAAAGATGAGGCGCGTGACGGAGGAACACGGTTTGTCAGCTAATGCTCTAGCCTCAAAACTTATTAATCTAATACTTCAACAATACCAACACCTGCATCATTTGTAGTAATAGATAAACTTACAGATGCCATACGCATTGTATCAACACCGCCAGTTGCTTTCTTCAATGATAATGTTTTAGCTTGGAAGTAATCAATATCGCCAGTTGGGTAAGATACTTTAAAGCTAAAGTCACTGTCTGAAAGAACAGCATCTTTTAAGATAACCATACCAGCATCTACTGAGTCATAAGCAATAGATAAGGTTTTTGTACCTTCATTGAATGAGCCTTTGTATTTGCGTGTACCACGAGTGTCGATTGGATTGAAAGTAACTTCAGCATATTCACGACCATGCTCACCACCGTCATCAATATTACCAATTACTGCCCATGTTAATGCAGAATAGCCAGTGCCATCAAATGTTGCTGGGGTTCCTGCGCTGATACTAATTGCGGTTCCTGCTACGGTTCCAATTGCCATAATAATACTCCTTAAAAATTAAATTAATTGCTATGAACAATACGGAAGTCAATGGTGGAGTAGAATATACCTACTTCGTCATCTCTAAAATCCGCATTAACCACGTCTTTTATTACACTATCAGTTTGAACCCCATTAAACGTACCTTGCTTATGGTTACAAGCTGCCACTACTAATGCAGCGATTTCCTTAACTTTAGGGTAAGTTGTCGCTGCAATAGTAACTTGAACTCTGCTTCTATATATTTCAGAAGTTAAGCCAATAGCTGTTTGTTCTGTGCTAGATACTAACATATATGCTATAGCTGGCAAAGTTGTTCCTAGTGGGATTAAACTAGGAAAAATTCTTACTTTAGGTACTTGCACTAATAACGGTGCATCTGTAGAAAGTAAATTATATATGACTTTTTCTGCTGACATCAATCACTTCCTTCAGGCGCTACATTATTGATACCTTCTTTGGTCAATCTCTCACGAATCTTTTGTGCTACTGCATCTACAGCTTCATTTGCTTTACTATCTAATGCTGGCCGCATGAAAGGCTTTGCAGTTGCACCTGGATGAGATACTTGTGGCGTTTTTATAGTCTTTCCATCTTTTGCCACAAAACGTAACATCCCACCGTCTTTACCCTTAATAATATGAGCAGCCGTTCCAAACTCAACAAAAGTAGCATAGAAAGCACTTTTATCTTTTCCTGCTTTACTACTTCTTCCACCAGCTAATAAGTAAGCCTCGACATGGCCCTTTTTTGCATTACTTCCAGTTCTTATGCTTTTCTTTAATTTACCATATTTAATTGGTACATTATTTTTTGCTTCTTTTGCAATAACACCTGCTCCAGCCCTTAAAGCTGCTCGCATGATATTCTTTTCAATTTTCAATGGCAATGATTGAAGGAATTGACCTAGCTCCTTACCACCACGGATTCTAATTGTATCATCCATTTTGAGAGTAGTCCTCAGCCGTAAATTCCATTGCTTCTTTTCTGCCAATCTCAGCAGGTTTAGTTACGATCTGCAATATCCTGTTATCTCGATCAAGCATCACAATTCTCATTGTTGCATTGATTCCAGGATCGTACCTAACCAATACTTTGCATGGCTGCTTAAGTAGCCTTAAGTCACTATTAGTAGATTCTTGCATACGAGTGGTAATGTCTTGGACATTTGCCCAGCACTCTTTGTATGTATCCCATGAGATAATCTCAGAACCATAATTCTCATCTTTGGTTACTGTCTTTTTCTCAATGCGAATGTATCTATCTAATTTTCCAACTTGCATTATACGCCCAACCCTAATCGATATGATTGTAATAAGTTATATACGCCCATTGGCAATGAGTTAAATGTTACTCTTGAACTACCTAACATATCCTCTTGGCGGTTTTCATACAAGCTACCAATCAACAATAACATGGCTGATTTTATTGGATTAGGCAAAGGCAACAAGTTTGTTCCTACTGTTTTTGTGTATCCAGCTAGATACTCAATAATTACTGCTGTATCACGAGTTACTGTGTTTGGCCATGTTTTATTTACTTCCAAGTAAATAACTGAATCAAAGTAATCTACATAATAAACAGAGCTATCCAATGTTTGCAGAACATTTGATGTGTCGTAATACTTAATTGATGTGACAGATTGTACAGGAGCCAAAGGCAACTCAATAGCATTTTCAAATTTGCTTAAAGACATCTTAACCGTTTGAGTTGCTAAAGCTCTGCGAATGTACTGTTCACACCATTCTCTTGCAGATGATATTAACAATGTAATATCTGAATCATCAGGGTGCGCTAGTGGGTACCCAAAAGGCTCTATTCTAAGATGGCTTCTTGCTTCACATAAAGTAATAGGCTCTACAGTAACTTGAGTGGTAACTTGATATTTCATATTAATTATCCATTTTAAAATCTAAATACTGTTATTAGATACTATTATATTCTTTAATTCATCTACTTCTAATTTTAGTTCTTTTATTGCTTCAATCAATAGTGGAACTAACTTTTCATATCGAACCGTTAAGTATTTATCATCAATAGGTGCAGGAGCTACAATTTCAGGCAATATTGCTTGAACTGATTGAGCTGATACACCGATATCTTGTATAGCTTCGTATCCTAAATCTTGTGCTACTTGGTTTGGCGTGTAGTAAAAGCCGTCTAGCGTTTGCAGTTTATCTAGTGCATTTTCAATCTTTCCGTGACGTGTTTTAAGTCGATCATCAGAGAAGAAGGCAGTGACGCTACCTGTAGCTGTAATTGTTGTAAAAGCTCCTGTTGATGCTGTTGTTGAGCCAATTGCACCAGGACTTACTAAACTTAATGTACCACCAAGAGTTAAGTTGCCTGTGGTTGTAACTGTACCTGTAAG